GGTGCAGCTACGGCTGGTGATAGTGGTGCAGCTACGGCCGGTGATAGTGGTGCAGCTACATCAAGAGGTAAGTCATGTACAGGTAAGCATGGTCTGTCAGTGGCACGTGGTAATAATGTCAAGGTAAGAGGAGGTATGGGGGCAATATTGGTTATAGCAGAGGAAAATGAAGATAACTATGAGATTGCATCATGGAAAGCAGTTGTAGTTGATGGAGATAAGGTAAAGCCTGATACTTGGTATAAATTACAAGATGGTGAATTGGTAGAATATAATGAATAAAAATATTAACTATGGCAAAGAAAAAAAACGTAGTGAAGGTTGAGACAAGAAAGGACGAAGTAAGATATGTAACAAGCGACATAAAAAAAATGCTTGGAAAGTTCCTGGTAAAATCACTGAAAAGAACATGGAGTGAAGCGTTTGCTGATGAAGGTACCGGAGAAGTGGTAAATATTGACCGTTATGAGATAATCTTTGACGCTGGTACCTACCTGGGGCAGGAGGAAATATCTAAAATCAACTTTTATATGCAGGAAGGATCCATTCAGGAAGTTGAAGTATCCAATCAGAGACGAATGGCGTTCGAAATGACAACTGACAACTTTATTCCGTACATGGCACAAGTATTATGTGACATGAAAAAAAAGAAGTTCCTGCTTAAAGCACAGTCTATAGACCAGACAAGGGAAATCGTTAAGGACTTCACAGAACTCAATTTCAAAGGAAGTTTTCGGATAACCCAGATTAAGGAGTTTGATTATTGCATAATTCTTGTTGACAAGCTATCAACTACCCCTCTTGATGAACTCGGAAAGCTTGTTATGGAGAATTCAGAACTTTATTCTGAAGAGGAAATCAAGAAGATATGCGGAGAGGACAAGGCCGACATTCCTGAATCCAAATTCTACAACATTGACGCACGAATCATTTTTACTACAGAAGGAAAGGATGAGGACAAGGAGGAAACTAACAGGCAGTTTGTCGTACAGACTTATACTGCAGAACGCGCGATAATGCTTATCAACAGATACCTGAATGACGAGCAGGACAAGCTTGAAGAAGAATGCAAGGAGAAAAACAGAGGTTTTGACAGGAAGATTATCCATGCGTCTATTGAACAGTCAACCATCATACCGATTAGCCAGTACATACCTAAAGAATTCAGCTTAGCCTATGCCACAGAAGAATAGAATCAGTATTTCGGACCTTCTCAAAATAAAGAAGAATACCTGTAAAAAGACGCATGATGATGAAGAACACCGTCTTCAATGTTCGTGCGTTAAATGGTTCAGGATGCAGTATCCTTCCATAAGCTATGTGCTTTTTGCCATTCCAAACGCTGCAAGAAGATCTGCAAGGAATGGCGCGTACATGAAGGATGAAGGTATGCTCCCGGGCGTGTCAGACCTGATTCTTCTCAAGAGCAACCGTCATTACGGTGCACTTTGCATCGAAATGAAAACACGTTCCGGTAAGCAGAGTGATTCTCAGAAGAAATGGGAACAGGAAGCTGTAAAGAACGGAAGCAAATATATAGTCTGCCGTTCATTTGAAGAATTCAAGGATGCGGTTAACGAATATATAAGAGATATGACATGAAACGAAACTCGTTCTTGCTGTATACGGATTCAATGGACATAATAAGTGAGTTGTCAGACGCACAGGCAGGAAGGCTTCTAAGGGCAATGGTATTATATCAGAAACATCTTGACGATCCTACCAATATGGAATACGAAGAGTTTGTTTCTGACAGTATCGTAAAGATTGCATTTTCTCCTGTAAAGAATCAGTTTGACCGCGATTATGAGAAGTACAAGGATGTGTGCAGCAAAAGGGCTAATGCCGGAAGGAAGGGAGGTCTGAGCAAGTCTTTAAGGGTATCTGCCATTCAGGCGGAACCCTTATCTCCTGTAAAGACATTAATTGACATTGAAAAAGAACTTATGTCTGATGAATTATGGAAAGAGCAGATGTGCAGGCAGTCCGGAATAGGTGCCGTAAACTTCATGAAGATAATTCAGGAACAGATTAAAAAGTTCTTCGAGTACATAAGTGCAACCGGCTCGGAAAAAACGGTACTCACAAAAGATGATGCCAAAAGACGCTTTTTCTGGTGGTGGACAAACACAGGCGTTGATGCCTACAATAAATGCAGAGACAATGGAAAACAACGTACAACAGATAAAAACTCAGTTAAAAGCAAGCCAGATATACAATCTCGTAAATCGGATGAAGAAAGATATACAGGAAGTTTCTGAATTCGACCTGACAGATTATGATGAATTTGACCGTCACTGTGCGATGATAGAACAGATAGGTTCCGCATATATGGAAAGAGAGTTCAGTGAGTTTGTTGTCGACGAATATAACCGTGACGTAATAAGGTTTCTTGTATACTACTTCAACAACTGCAAGCTTGCTGAGAATATATTCCCGGGTAAAGACTATAAGGTACATAAAAACCTTATGATACTCGGAGTTCCGGGTACCGGAAAGACGCTTTTAATGCAAGTTTTTTCTGAATACCTGAAACTTACTAACAACCCTAACATGTTCTTTAATCTTTCCGTAACACAGATGATGAACTACTACAAGATTAACGGACATATAGACCGATACACCTACAATGAGGAAGGAGGAAAGGGAATAGATGGAATGCCGTTTAATATCTGTATCAACGATATTGGCCTTGAAACTGAGAATCAGAAAAGTTACGGTACATCGCTTGACAGCGTGATAGATGAATTCCTGTATGCAAGGTATGAGATATATCAGTCACACTTCAAGAAGTACCATATAACCAGCAATCTTGATCTTGATGAGTTCAAGGAAAGGTTTGGAGACCGTCTTATAGACCGGTTCAAGAGTTTTAACGTAATACCGCTCTTGGGAGGGAGCAGAAGAAAATGATTAAAAGTACTGAATATCCTATGAATATAGGAGGAAGAGGATACCAGAAGGAATACAAGGGATTTGACATCGCGGTAATCATCAAAAAAGGAGAAGGAGTCCGGATATTCATTCTGAAGAAAGATGGTGGTATTTTCCATCAGGATAAGAAGAAGTATGCAGAAGTGAACGAATGTTTCTCTAACGCGGAGAAAATCATTGACAACGCTGTTCAGGCTTCAAGCATTATCGAGCAGTCGAAGGTTAAGGACGAATCGGAAAGGATGAAAGACAAATGCTATTCAGCCTGCATGTCTGCATTTGCTAATGCACTTACTTTTTCGAAAGGTGACAACTCCAGAATAAGATATTTCTTTGAATACGAACTCCAAAAACAATTTGACAAGATATGAATGCAGTAGATGAATTGCTTTTATTTATTGGAAGCAGACTGGCCTATGGGCTTATTGTTTTTTCCGAAGAATACGGATTGCTTTCTATTGAAAGCGTATCTCGTGACGGAATGGTAGAACTGAAAGGAATTTCAGGAGAATCTATTTATCTGCCATTTTTTAAAGTCAAGCCGGTACTTTACCCGAGCCCTTCTTTTGTTCCACTAAATCCTCCTGTTGTAAACAATGACGGAAATGTTATATGTGAAATGAATTTCGGTCCGGCACAGTTCAGCGATATTCTTTCTCTTATACAAAAAGGGAAAGCGGTTTCAGTTTATGATTTACCTTATAATCCGTATGTAAATTATGCCAATAAGCAAAGTTTATAATATAGATTGCATGGATTATATGAAATCCATTCCTGACAAGTTCTTTGAACTTGCTATAGTTGATCCACCGTATGGTCTCGATAAAAAAAGTACCCACGGAAGAGGTAAACTTAAAAACAGGTGTCTAAACAGGGGAAATATTCAGCGATGGGATATCCGTCCTACAAAGGAATACTTTGATGAATTGTTTCGTGTCAGCAAAAATCAGATTATATGGGGAGGTAATTACTTTCCTCTTCCTCCAACAAGATGTTTTGTATGTTGGGACAAAAAGCAGGTATGGGAGAATTTTTCACAATGTGAATTTGCTTGGACTTCTTTTGATAAACCAGCTAAGCATGTAAGTATTTCGAATAAGGGAGGTAAAGCTGATAAGGGTAAATTTCATCCAACACAAAAGCCAATCGCCCTGTATGCTTATCTTTTACGAACATTTGCAAAACCTGGCTATAAGATTCTTGACACTCATCTGGGAAGTGGAAGTAGCAGGATAGCAGCTTATAAGATGGGATTTGATTTTTTTGCCACAGAAATAGACAAAGATTATTTCGATGCGCAGGAAAAAAGATTTCGTGAAGAGTGCATGAATGAATATGAAACAGCTTCTGGAACAATAACACAACAAACTTTATTCTAAAATCCACTTTACCTAAACTTTACGTAAAATGATACCACCTGGATTTGTATTAGCATTAGAATCATTATCACAGTTACACAACAAACTTAAAGGAGGAATATTCAATATGGAAAAGGAAACGAAAACAGTTACAATTCCGCTGTCTGAGTTCGAAGAAATGAGAAGCAAGGCAGCACAATATACTGCATTAAGGAATACTTTACGATTCGAAGTAGAAATGGAATATAAAAATGAAATGAAATCCATAAGCGAATTGTATGACAAATATTATGAGAAGTATTCCGAAAGCGACAAAAGAGTAAAGGAACTTGAATCAGAAATAGAGGATTTAAAGAGTAAGTTAGAAAGATGTAAATCCCGTAAACGATGGAAGATATGGAAGAAATAAGACACAGCCTTACAAACGACAAGCTGGAAGAATTATACAGACAGCTTGATAACTTCATAGCTGATTTAACCTGGGAAGAAGTTCAGGAACATCTACCGACACTTAATGAAGTTAAGACTATGATTCACCAGAGAATTAATGAGAACAACGAAAAGAGTATAAAATAACTATTATAAAAGTTGAAAAATAAGATATGGAATTCAAATCACAAATAGCAACCACACGTGAACAGTCGAAAATACTTCTTTCGATTGGACTGAAACCGGAAACGGCCGACATGGTGTATCACTACACCAATAGCCGAGTAGAATCATTGGAATGGGAACTTCAAACCAAACCTCCCACATCAAGAGGTAAGTTCTGGACTCCTGAAAGAATTGCTAAATTGAAAAGTCCTTTTCATAAGCATCCGGACGGAACTCTGATGACCGGAGAGGAAATATTCGACCGACTTTGGGGAAAAGACATTCCTGCATGGAGCTTGGACCGGCTTCTGGAAATTATGCCAAAGTCAATCACTCAAAGTAATCGCCCAAATGCTGATTTTGCAATGAACAGTGACGGTACCTTCTGGTTCATTTCATACGAGGAACTTGGCTATGATGTGAAACACCAGGAAATGAGGAGTAGCTCGTTCGATGCTATTATCAGCATGATTGAATGGCTTATAGACAATAATCATTTAAACAAAGAATACTTAAAAGATAAACCATGAAAATAGAAGATATTCAAAAAGCTGCAGATGAATTTGCAGATAGAGAGTATGAGTATAATTACATTGATATGAATGCTTTATCAAAAGGATTTTATCATGGTTCTAAATGGAGAATTAACAGCGTATGGCATGACTCTAATGAAAAGCCAGTTCTGAACGAATTTTTTGTATATCAAACAGATAACGGAGAATGGGAAACAGACTGCTTATTAAAAGATAGGTGGGATTTATATGTAGTTTCAACAAAATTAATAAGATGGGCTTACATGAAAGACTTAATACCTGATAAGGAGGAATAAAAATGGCAAGAGAAAAAACATGCAACATATATAAAAAGATTAAAAAGTTACTCGGAAGCACTGTTCCGGCTGTAGAAAGACTTGGCAATCTTGACGATTCAATATGGAAACTTGGACTTCTTAAAACGGCAGAAAAAAACATCAGGGTAGAAGTTATATACAAGAAGAAAAAGATATTAGGATACTGTCGTTCAATCCAATCAAATGTCGAAGTGGAGATTGATGATAAAATTCTTGAAAGGATCATCCAGATATATGAGGACGAATACAACAAGCAGCTGGAAATATGCGAAAGTTTAATCAGTAAACTGGAGGGTTGATTATGCAGATATCAATAACAGAAAAAGAAGTTAATGCAATAGACTTCGGATTGGAACAGATTAGAGACGCATTGGAAGGTTCCTCTTCTGAGGAATATAAACAGGATGCTGAAGAAGCTATGAGAAGCCTGGGTAATATATTAAGAAAATGCCATTTGGCGAGAGAAAAGGCTAATGACCTGAATCAAGCAAAAAGATATATACGTTCAAAAAACGGATATATGCCACCTACAAAGCTGGATAAAATGGCAAGACTATTAATAAAAAAATCAAAGTAGAAAATATGACAAAAGAAGACATTAAAAAGGCGGCAGAAGAATATGCCAAAGAAGCTTGTCGTCCACTTTGGAGAGCTGGTAAAGAACAAGTCTGTATGGTCGATTTCATGGAAGGCGCAGAATGGTATAAAAATCAGTCATCTTGGATAAGTGTTGATGAACGGCTTCCTGAACTGAACGTACGTGTATTGGTTGCTCAGCGTGGAATAAACCGGATAAGCATTTGCATCATGAAACGCATACCACATGACACTTCCAACCATAATAATCCTAATTGGCACTGGTCTACAGCAGTGAATAAAGATGATGTAATTGCTTGGATGCCGATTCCATCATTTGACGAAATATTAGAAGCTAACAAAGATGTTTTGAAACGATTAAAAAGTAAATGAGTATGGAAAACAAAATGGTTAGAGTGCCGTTTGATGTGGAAATGGCAAATAAAATTACTAATGGTGAAGTAAATGGTAATATTGTGACACGTAACGGGAGAAATGCAAGAGTTATTTGCTTTGATGCTCATAGTGATGATAATATTGTTGCATTGATTGAAGATGAAAAAGGGGTTGAATATCCTAAAAGTTATGTGTCAGACGGAATGACTTTACTTACAGAAGAATGCGATTGTGACCTCATGCTCGAAATCCCCGAATACATGACTTTTAAGGATGGGGATATAGCTACTCTTGGTTGGAAATCTGACAATGGGGAGTTTTGTGAATGGATAACTATACTTAAAAGCGTAGAAGTTGACGAAATTAATATTCTTACAGAAGATTATGTGACATTTTGTCTTAAATGTGACGAAGAAAATTATTTCCCGATTGATTTTGATTGTACGTCTGATGGTGCTAAATGGATAAGAAAACCGACAGAAACGGAAAAACAAAAGCTGGTTGACGCACTGAAGGAAAGCAAAGATCCTGAAGCGAAAGAATGTTTGAAAATGTTAGGTATTGAAGTAAAGCAGTATTTTGAGTTTAAGCCTAAAGATTGGATATTAATAAGAGATAATTCCGAGGACATGTGGTGTCTGGATATATATTCTCATAAAGTTTGGGATAAGGATGAGAAATGTTATCATTATTATTGTGTAGGCGGTTGGAGTTATCAGTGCATACCTTACAACGACCAAACCGCACACTTATTAGGAACTACAGATAATTGGGAGGAATAGATATGAAGAAGATAATGTTCAACGATAAGTACGGACTTACAAAAGCCGTAATTGAAGGAAGAAAGACGCAGACAAGAAGAATTGTTACTCATCCAAAGACATTTCATGGTAAAGATGTATGCGGATTCTATGTTTGTAAAAGGGTTTCAGATGGTGTTGTAACGGACGTTTGTATGTACGATGAGAATGAAAGTTTTATTGATGAGGGTCAGATTTTGCCAAAGTATGAGATTGGAGAAATTGTAGCTGTTGCGCAAAGTTATAAGGATTTAGGATATAGCGAAACAGCACTTGACCGAAGCCCGAAAGACTGGAGAATTGTACGTGGTGCACTTGGAAAGTCTAAAGGGTGGAATAATAAAATGTTTGTTCGTGTTGATGCTTGTATTGAAAAGGGACATCAGATACGTGTTACCAAAGTACGTATAGAAAGGCTGCAAGATATAAGTGATGATGATTGTCTGTCAGAAGGTATTGTTGTGAACGAACCTAAGATTAAAGGCGGTGTTAAATCGTATTATCCTTGCGAATACCTTAAATCATGTGCTGATAAGGTTGGATGGGGTCGTGTATTTGATACACCTCGTAAAGCTTATGCAGAATTAATAGATAAAGTAAGCGGGAAAGGAACATGGGAAAGCAACCCATACGTGTTTGTTTATGATTTCGAACTTATAAAGTAATTATATTTAATTATGAAATACAAAGTAGGTGACAGAGTTAAAATCAAAGATTATGAATATCTTGTAAAAGAATGCAAAATAGGTAATTATTTTGCAAGTCATATAGCATGTAAAACATTAACAATTAAAAATATTGATAATGAATCATGTGAATTTATTAGAGATGATTCTGTATGCTTTCATATATATACTTCCCAACTCGATAAAATTATTGATGAAATTGAAAACAATAGCATCAAGAACGACCGTAAAGACGATAAGATAATGATGGATCTTCTTCCATGGCCGGAGCTTGAGGAAATAGCGAAAGTATATACTGCAGGAGCCAAGAAATACGGACCTAACAAGTGGCAGAACTTACCTGACGGATACCAAAGATACAAGGGTGCAATGCTCAGGCACCTGACGGAAGTTGAGAAAGGCAATGAAATTGACCAGGAAACAGGGTGTCTGCATATAGCTCAGGTGGCATGGAACGCTATTGCAATGCTGCATTGTAAAATGGAAGAAATGAAACCACATTCAGAAAAAATTCCTGAAAACGCAAATGACATTGATAAGTAATAAGTTAATTTGCTTCTATGGAAAATATAAAGATACAATTCAAGGGAATAACCCGTAACACTGACGATGGAATAAGTGCTGACGGTGAATGCATGGAGCTTATTAATGCTCGCGTGAACAATTCAAGTATAGAACCGATCGGTAAACCGATAATGCTAAAGCAGACTGCACACACGTATTCCAAGATATACCATCATTCTATAGCTAAAAGGTATATAGGAATAACCGAGTCCGGCCAGATGTACGAAATGCCGGAGGATCTTTCATCAGAAACTATAATGACCGGTGATTTGAAGGCAAAAAGCATAGAATTTATAGGAAATACAATATCGGTAATAACAGATGAAGGTATAAGGTATATCCTTTTCAGGAACGGTTCATATATTTATCTTGGTGAAATTCCTGACGTACCTGAATTCGGAATTGATAAGGAAGTGAAAGCTGTTTCCGTTGAAATAGATGAAATATCAGATAACGATGATGAAGTAAGGTATGGTAACTTCACTAAAGTTCTTAGCGAAGCTAATAAAAACGGGTGTTACTGCTATTCTGCTGCGTTTTGCGCGGCTTTCAGGCTGTTTGACGGAAGTTATATCAAGTCAACTGAAATACAGATTATATTCCTTGATTCTGATGATTCAGTGACTATTACTTATGGAGACAGGAATAACCCCCAGAATATTGAATTGTCCGGAGGTTATTCAAATCAGTTTTTTGCTCAAACAAATTCGAATGGAGTTATGAAGGCACATATACTTTGCTTTAAGCCTTCATTCTTTTTTGAAGAATATGATTTTTCCGCATGGAGCGATATTATAATAGGAATAGAAATATTTTCCACCGATAATTTTAGGACAAGACTGCAGAAAGATTATTTCGGAGTCTATATATCACAGTTTGAGATGAACTGCAAGAAACCGATTGAAAGGGCGAATAATATCAGCCTGATGTATAATATTACATCGTTAAAACTTGGTGAAACAAAAAAATCTGTTGATATTGACGTTTCTATAGATAACCTTGCAACCCTTCCGCACATGGTTGACAGTTTTAACACGCATCATTCAATATTGCCAAAATCGTCTTATTCATATAACAACAGGCTTCATCTTATCGGAATAAAGAGAACTCTTTCAAGTGGTGTAAGAGTGTCTTCTACCGCAAAGGAATATCAATTCCTGATACACATATACATTCATGCTTCAGACGGTGATAAAGTTATAGAGAAATGGGAAATAGGTCAATACATAAGGACATTCATCATGTACCCTGACAGCAGGGCATACAAGATGATCATATATAGATATGAATATAATGTTCCGGTTGTAGGAATTCAGATTGATTTGAAAAAAAGTGATTACTTTGATTTTTCATTTTATTGTAAGGAATATGAATATGAAAGAGGAAGCGTTAAACAAAATACAGGGTTCTTTGACGTTATAAAGATAAGCGATTTTGAAAGCATGGAAGTTGGAGAAACAACAGACAACATTGATTACGAAAAAGGAAATGTAATGTATGTTTCAAACCTGAACAATCCGTTTTTCTTCCCTGCTGACCAGGTTTATCAGTTCAATACTGATATTGTCGGAGTACAGTCAAACGTCGTGGCCCTATCTCAAGGACAGTTCGGCCAGTTCCCTCTTTACGTATTCACCAAAGACGGTATATACGCCATGAATGT